CAAAGTGCGCTTGGCCAACATGGTCTGGTTTATATCTAAGTTGCGGATAGGCTTCAGCAAATTTAGGAAAAACTTCCCTTTTAACTAACATAAATCCAGTTCCAATTTCCAAAACTTCTAAAGGTTCGGTTACTGAGAATTGTGCGGTACCTTTTACTGGATTGAAAACAAAATCACCAGTAACGTTACCTAAAACATCAGCTTCGATTTCCGGATTCTTCTCAAGAGCTCTTTTGACTGCTCGCCATTTAATGGCTTTCTTAGGATAAGGTCCACCGATAACATCTTTATCAAGTGCCAACAGTGCCATAACATCTCTTGGATCAAAGTGAATATCCGAATCAATGAACAACATATGTGTGCAGTCTGAACGGTGCAAGAACTCATCAACCAAATAGTTTCTGGCTCTTGTAATCAGTGATTCATTGAAAAGAAATGAAAATTTCACTTGAACGCCATATTGAACACAAATGGCTTGTAAATCCAAACATGCTTTAGCATATAACCCATGATTCATTCCACCATACATTGGTGTTGCAACGAAAATACTTTTTTTCTGCAATTCTTCTTTTTTAATTGAAATTTCCATTTGCTCTCCAAACAAAAAAAGGGAGAGCCGGTATCGGCATCTCCCTGAAGCCTAAAGATTAGGCGCTAAAGCTATAACCACCTTTGATAGCGGCACGAACCATGGCTTTGGTTGGTGCGCCAATACGGTAAACACTCACCTTGCTACCGTCAGCACGGCGCTTGGTGTTTGTGTAGATGCAATGTCCTTCTTGACGAAGTTCATCAATGCGAGCAGCAACATTCTGGATGCCAAAACGAGCACGAGCCTGTGCTACGGACAAAGTGTTGTAACCTTCTTTCTTGCTCAAGAAATTAAGGATACGTTGTTTAGCGGATAGTTTCATATCAAACTCCTAATGATAAGTTAATAAAATAACCTTGCGTATTGCAAGTAAGTGTATTATACTATTATGTATAACACCGGTCAAGTGTTTTTATGGTACACTTAAATTATCTGCCAACTTGCGGCAAATATTTTGCCTTGGTTTCTTCCCAAGACATGTATATCAAGTCATCATAAAACAATGATTCATAAGAAACATTGTTTTTTTTCTTCAACATTGATATACGGCCTTTGGCATATTTGGTTTTCCAAATGTTTGCCAAAGATTCTTCACTGGTATCAAAAGATTTTACCAGTTGTTCGTCTGTGATTTCTTTACGGAGAAATTCACAAGTATTATTATAAAGAGGTGAGAAATAAATTCCTCTTTGGTGAGCACAACGCACCAAAGATTTATCAATTTTCAATTTGCTATATGCAAAGTGTAGTGTTCGGTTTTTATGGTCACGCTTATATGGTAGACCATTAGGTTTCTTGGCTTCCCACCATTCAAAGTAATGTTTGGTGTAATTCTCTTTTACCCAATTATAAATGCGATTGAGAATAATCCTGTCGGGATCAAAAGCAACAGAGCCGCTACTGAAACCCATTTTATTCCAGTGTTCAAGGCCATCATACTGAGATAAACCATTAGACTTTGTGTTACCATAAAGAGAAGTAGTAGTAACACCGACAAGAACATCTCCATATTGGTTTTTCCAATCATTTTGAACGGTATCAGACAAACACAACAAAGCCAACAACTTACCGCCCATATAATTAAAACCAAGAGGTTGTAGTGGCACAATTGTTGAACCAATGGCGGTATGGTTAATCATATTGCCTGTGGTCTTAATATCTTTAGGCCAACCAATATACTTATCTCTTGGTGTCAAGTCCAAAAAGTCGGATGAGATACAGATAACACCCAAAAACTTTTTAGTTATTTCATCTATCACGGTATAATATAAATTACGACCAATGTTAGAGTTGTTCTTCATTGTAGAAGAAAAAGTGCGTAATGTATTCCATTTGTCTGCATTGTATTCTTTTGATGAAGAACCATTGGATAGGATCATCTTTGGTTTCAAATTAACATAATCATCCGGATCTTTTGGTGTCCAAATATTGTCTTTAATTTTTTGTATTTCTTTTTCTTGGTCTTTATCAACCATTTGAAGTTCATTACCAAAAAGAGTGACCATATCTCTTGTTGGATATTTTTCATGCACTTCACACCATTTCTGATATAAAGTATATTCACGAACATCCATCTGAGATTTTACAGTCAAATCGTCAATTAAAATAGATTTTAATTCTTCTGTATCAATGTGTTCAAAACGCTCAGGTTCATTTTCTACCTGCCACTTACGCCATTGTTCATTAATATCAGGTATATGTTTTTTCTTGTTCATTATTTAAAAATATCTTCTGGTTTAATTCTTCCAGATTTAATAGCTTTATTAATTTTTTGTCCTAATTTTTTCAGCTTTTTCATACCAAATTGCAATGCAAGAGGTTTTACACGGCTAGTATACACTATTCCGTCCATGTGGTCAAGCTCATGTAGGAAACATCTTGCGGTTAATCCATCAAAAGTGGCAACCCTTTTTTGACCGGTAAAATCTTGGTATTCTACCGTAATTTTTTTGGGTCTGGTAATTTTTAAAGTTAATAAAGGAAAAGATAAACATCCTTCTTCCATATGTGTTTCACCATCAACAGAAATAATTTTTGGATTAAAACAAGCAATATAACTATCGTTGGATCCTATAACAAAAACTCTGTGTGGAAAACCACATTGGTTTGCTGATAAACCTAAGCCATTAAGTTTTCTACAAGTTTCTACCAAAGAGGATGCAAACTCATTTGGATTGACAGGAGGATTTTGAAAATCAAATTCTTTTAATTTTGTATGTAAAAGTATAGAATCGAGAGGAACTAAATCAAAAACTGAAAGTTTTTTTGCTTCCAGTGGTTTAATTTTGGTCTGTTGTTTTGTATCATATAAAAAAATATTATCATTTTCGGTATTCATTTTGATATCCTTGAAAAGTTTCCTTTTTTCTCAAACTTAATTACAGAATGGAATTTGTCAAACAATTGATCACCTTTATGGCTAATCACAAAAATATTGGTTTCTTTACCCATCTCTTGTATCAATTTTAAAAATTCTTCTGTTCCTACTGTGTCCAAACTTGAATCAAACACTTCATCCAGTATCAATAGATTTGTGTTGGTACTATTTTTAATTTTGGCAATTTGCCTCCAGGTAAACAATAAAGCCAAATCAATACGCATTTTTTCGCCTTCTGAAAAATTTGCGTAAGAAAACTCATCACGAAACCGACTTTTAATTGTTTCATTAAAATTTTCATCAATATTAAAGTTAACAAAAAAGTCCATTGCCGATAAATATTTGTTTATTAACTTGTTCATTATTGGAAGATATTGACGAATAATTCTAGTTTTAATACCACCATCTTTTAACAATGTACCGGCATATTCCAAATACTGTTTATCTACCAACAATGTTTGATAAGATTGTTCTTTATTCGCTAGCTCTGTTTTTAATTCTGCTAGCTTTACATTATCTTCCTCTGTGGTCCCAACTTTTCTAGAAAGTTCGGTTATATCTGCCTGTAATTTACCAATATATTCCAATATAGCCGTCATCGTTGCCATATTTTTGGTAATCTCACTGGTATGTCCATTTACATGTTTAATTAAATTTGATACTTGTGTCAGTTCATCGGTAACATTTTTGATGGCATCTTCAACTTCTCCAAGATTCTTTTTCTGTTCGGTAATTTTGTTATTTTTTGTGTCGAGTTGTGTTTGTTTCCATTCTTCTGTAATGGATTGTTTACATGTCGGACAATCATGGTTGTTTTGGTAGAACTCAATATCTTTTTCGTGACGATTTATATTTGTTTGAATTTTTCCTTGTACCTGAAATAATCCTTTTGATTTCTTATCAAGTTTTTCTTTTCTATCACCAATCTTTATCGTAATTTGGTCACAATGTTTTTGTATCAATTCATTATCTTTTTGTAATTTGTTATATTGTTTTTGTGAATTAGATATTTCGGTTTTTTTCTTTGCGATTTCTCCGTCATTATGTTTCTTGTTTTCTTCAATAGATTCCTTTTGCATCTTTATTTTTTCTTCGAGCAAAGAAATATCATACTTGGTTGTAGTCAAGTTTTCTTTATTGAGTGAGAGCATGTCTTTAGAAACACCATGCATTGTAGAAAAAATTTGTATGTCTAACAAATCTTCAATGATGGTTCTTCTGTCTGCGGCCGACAGTTGCATGAATGGTACAAAAGATGCCGAACCAAGGATAACAACCTGCGTAAAAGACTTAAAATTTAATTTGAGAATCTGGTTCTCTAGTACGTCTTGGTAATCTTTCGCAGCTGCATCCTGGTTCAGCAATACACCGTTCTGATAAATTTCAAACACATTTGGTTTGATACCACGAATAATCTTATATTTCTTTTTACCAATTTCAAATTCAATTTCAACCAAGGCATCTCGGTCATTGATAGAATTTAATAGTTGTGGTTTATTTATCTTCCGAAATGGTTTACCAAATAAACCAAAACACAATGCATCCAATACAGTAGATTTACCTGCACCATTTTGGCCAACAATTAATGTATTGGGTGATTTGGTAAAATTAAGTTCTGTAAAATGAGCGCCAGTAGATAAGAAATTTTTCCAACGAATCTTTTGAAATAAAATCATTCTATATTAATTGCTTCCACATAAAGTTGTTTCAACAAATTTTTCAATCTAATATTATCTATATTTTCTTCCTGAACGGAATCAACATACTTATTTAATATTGTTAAAGTATCTTCCGCTTGATCTACAACTTCATCCAGGCCTTCGTTTGGATCGGTGAAATCTTCGACAATTGTTATATCTGCTGGATTAACATTATACAGGCTATTCATAAACTTGTCAAACAGATACGGATTTGTTTTGTTGATTACAACCACTTTGACATAGGTATCTTTATATGGTCCCATATCTATATTTGTAATATCGGTTATTGAATCTTTTTTATCATCGTAATTGATACGATAAAACATTTCAAAAGGATTGTCAACAAACTCAAGAGTGTCTTTTTCAATATCAAATATATGAAAGCCTCTTTGGTCACCATAATCTTGCCATGTCAGTTGGTATGGATTACCAAGATAGGTGATACCATCAGCACTAGATTTGTGATGATAGTGGCCTGAGAATGTGCGTGAAAATTTTCGGAATAATTCACGGCTTAGTCCTTCTTCACTTGGCATACCACGATACATGGCAAAGCCTTCAATTTCAAAGTGGCCACAACAAATTTTTGCGTCAGTATTTTTTAACATTTCTATGGATTCAATATCATTATCTGCACAAATCCATGGCATCATACAAATCTTATGTGGTCCGACATAAATTTCTTCTGGTCCATCAATCACATTAAAGGAAGAACCATATTGTTGCATGAGCAAACTAACCGAATTTACCTCGTTAGTATTCTTAAAATAGGTATCATGGTTACCAGCCAACATATGAACATCAATTCCCATTTCAAACAAAGGATCAAAAAACATTTGTTTTGATCTTTTAAGTGTAAAATAGTTTAAGTATTTTCTGCGATCAAAGGTATCACCAAGAATTAAAACGGCATTTACTTTTTCTTTCACAATTTTTGGAAAGAAAACTTCTTTATAAAACTTTTCGTAATAGTCTAGGATATGTACCGCATCATTGCGAGCACCAAAATGTTGGTCAGTTATTAATGCTAATTTCATTCTTCTTTATCTGTCCTGCTTCCAACACTCTTTGTCTTAACTCTGTGGTAGAAAAGCTGTGTTGTCTGCTGTTAAAATATACACCCATTGATAAATTGTGACCAGTGAATTGTTTGTCACGATATTCCTCACCAATTATTCTAACATCAATTGGATAAGAAGTCAATATGTCCATCAATTCTTTTTCGGTAGTATAAGGTATAATTTCATCCACATACTTACAGGCCTGAACTTGAATAAATCTTTCCAATAGTGTTTGAACCGGTTTATTTTTCCAACTCCTATCAACTGTTGGATCGGTTTGTAAACCTACCATTAGATAATCACATTGTTGTTTGGCTTCTTTTAACATCATAACATGACCTGCATGAAACAAATCAAATGTTGAACAAGTAAATCCTATTTTCATAATCACTCCATAAATTTTTCAATGCCTTTTGGTTTCTTTACCGCCTTTGATTCTTTTTTGGCTTGTTTAGCTTCTTCATAATTCTCAATGAACTCGGCAATATTATCATACAGTTCAAATTGTTTCATTGTACCATCTGCTGATTCCAACATTTCAAATTCATCCAATATACCAGCTTGTTCTGTGGCTTTGTATTTTACATACAATTGTTTCTTTTCTTTTTGTATTCTGCGTAAAAAGGCATAGTAGATGATCTGTGTGAAGTATGCAAATGGATTCTTTGATTTGGTAGGATCAAAGTTATTAAAATACATTAGGCAGTTTTCAATACCATCTGCAATCATTTCATCACGATAGGTATAATTGATAAAGTTGGGTTTGTGTGAAAGACCTTCGGCAATTTTCATAAAACATTCACCAATGTAATTTGGTAGTATTGGTTCTGGTTGGTCTTTTTCTCTAGCTTCTTGGCATTTAGATTTATACTCTATAAGAGCTTTTAAGAAATCTTCGTTGTTAATATAATGTTTTGTTTTATTCATTCAAATATACCATAAAAAGTTGTTGACAGGAGGCTTGACATGTGATATAGTTCACGGTGTAGACCGATGATATCAATGGATAGAAATTCCTTTGGATGTTTCTAGTTCACTTAATGCATCTAATATTTGTTTAGATTCTTCTTTATCTTTTTGGAGACTATCTTTATCTAAGTTGGATAGTTTATCAATCGTAGCGATATAATATTCCGTAAAATCATTGGAAGGATCAAAAACACAGAGTATATTTTCTCCTCCTAGAATAACAGAATTATTTTTTATAATGGTGGTTGGTAACCAATGCATCATATGTAGATTGGTACTCCTAATTTCAAACATCATAGGACATGTAACTTCTATAGAATGGTTATTCAACAGTTCGTAGTAACAAACTATGTCTACTCCATCTTTTAGTCTAACTATTTTAACTTGTTTGTTTTCCATTTTTTAGTCCTATATTGTAGATTTTAAATGGGAATCTCTCCTCATTATATATCTTAGCTCTTTCCACAAAATGTTGTAGAGTAAAATTCATTCTTTTTTTATATCTGAGATCATCGGCAATATCGTAGAGTGTAGCCTTATCTTTTCCAGTTGCTTGCCTAAGACCTCTTCCAATTGATTGCAAATTTCTAATTCTACTCTTACTTGGTGATGCAAAGATAACGTTATGTAAATTACGAATATTAATACCAGTACTAAAAGTACCATAAGAAGCAATAACGATAGCATCATTTTCTTTTTCCATAATTGAACGAATCATTTCTCGTTCTTCAGTGTCTACACCACCATGTACAAAGAAAACTTTTCTGTCATTTGCTTTTTCTTTAATGATGTTATATAATAATTTTCCGTGTTTATCTACCAGTTGATATAGAACCAATGTATTTTTATCTAAACTAATTGTTAGATTCCGAATAAAACGATTTCGATCTTCACATGCAATCAAATATTGTATTTCTTCTTGATATGTCCAATCTTTGGCTTTTTCCGCAATTTCTGTTGGATGTTTTAAAACTAAACATTTTATATTAATCGGAGATATTTGATTATTGTCAATCAATTCTTTAGTTGTTGTAACTGATTTAACTGGCCCAAATAATCCTTCTAAAACTAGTTTATGTGTTTTGGTGCCATCTAAAGTACCAGTTAATCCAATTCTGTATTTTGAGTTGATACAAGAAGTCATAATACCAGTTAAAGATTGTGCTTTAAAGTTATGTGCTTCATCACCAATCACATAATCAAACTGTTCAAAATATTCCGCTGGCATTTTATATAAAGATTGCCATGTTGATATAGCTAAAGGTTTATTTGTTA